AGTCTTTCAACTTCCCAAAGCAATCCAGAACGTGTTCCACTTCCTTTTTTCATTCCTTTCATCTTTCCTGCTACAGATAAATCTGTGCAAGGAAAAGAGTATGTCATGATGTAGCAATACTTATCCGTATTCGTAACTTCTAAATCTTCTGCATGAATATCTCTGATGTCCGTAACTTTGAAGTCAGTGCCATGAACTGCGTTGTATGAATTGATTGCAAACTTATCGAACTCAACAACTTTGTAATGTTCAAATTCCGCCCCGATTCTTTTCAAAGCCATAGCTTGTGAGCCATAACCTGCAAATAATTCTATAAGTCTAATTGGCTTTGTTATCTTCACTTCTTCGCACAGTATATCGAAAATCGTTAACTGCTGTTCACTGATATTTTCCATTTATTTATCCTTCCCAACATATTCTCCAATGTATAGACTTCCTTCAATTACATACAGATTCATAATGTTTTCCTTTGTTGCACCTAGGAAATCTTTACCAGGCTTTTTAAAAGCTAGTTTTCCATCTTTCGTACAGTATTGGTATTTGTTATCGCCATAACATTTCTGAACACTGTACATAAGTTCATCATCATACCTTTTCGCAATCATCTAGAATGGCATCCCTTCGTCATTATCATAATGTTCAGGATATGATTGGTAATTTACTTGATTTGTAAATGGCACTGTTTGAGGTTGATGCATCTGTTGTTGCGGTTGTTGTTGATACGTTTGTTGACTTGCTTGTTGTTTACACGTCTGTTGATAAGCCTGCGTTTGTGGCATTGTAGCGTTGTTTAAAGCCAATTCTACGTCCATAACGTAAACACTAGTCTTATACACCTTCTGATTCTCTTTGTTCGTGTATGAGCTTTTCTGAAGCTTTCCATCAACTGCGATATGTTGCCCTCTGAAACCATATTGATTAATATGTTCTGCATTTTCTCCCCAAGCGGTGCAATCGAAGAAAGATTTATGTTCTTGTCCGTTCTTTCCTTTTTCTTTAACTTCGATAGAAAAATTACATAGGCTTTGTCCTGTTGCAGTTTTCTTTAAAACAATATCGCTACCGATTTCACCTGATAAAATAACTCTGTTCATTTCTTTTCAACTCCTTTATACAAATTCAACACCTATTGAGTTAGGCCTGATTCCTTCTATCATCTGATACATATGTGATGCAGAAATGAAATTCTTTCTAGCACACTCGGCAATTGAAGAATAAACTGTATCTCCGATTCTTACTTTCTTCTTGTTTCTCAACCCTTGAGTTTGAGCTAGTTTGATAACTCTTAGGTTTTCAATTTTCATTTCTCCGTCCCAAACGATAGAATCGTTCTTTTCTATTTCCCCGACAAAAGCTTTGTAGGCTTCAAACAATACATTCAAGTATCGTTTTCCTTCTTTAAGGTTCACTACAACTCTGTAAATTGATTCTGTTTCCTTTTTAGCTTTCATTTCCTTTTGGTTTCCTTTTAGATCAACAGAAACAACTCTTAAATAACTTGTGATGTAATATCTGATTCCTGTTTTACTTTCGCCGATTAGTTGGAATTGCTCGTCATCTTCACTTGTTACTTTTCTTCTTTCTTCATCATCTGTTTCAATAGGAAGAAGAATACATCCTTTGTAGGTTTCCTCGTTTCTCAACATCTTATGGAACTGAGCGTTTGTAATACCCAATTCATTCATTACATCTTTTGAAGATACGATTCCACGTACAACTGATATATCATTTTTTTCCAACATATAATATTGCACTTGCTACCCCTCCTGTTTTTTATCCGTTCATCAAATCTCCCAACATTTTCATGCCTTCCTCCTTTTTTGTAGGTGCAGGCAATTGATCGTGTTGTTGATACATTTCTAAACTGATTTGACCTGAATTTAACAACTGTACTTCTTCTTCGCAAATCTCTTTATAAGCTTGTAAAAATCTATCTCGGTAATATTGCAAATCTTTTTTATTGCTCCATGCAATATCTCTTAACAGATAGCTCCCTCCGAGTGCTTTCTGAATGTTTCTAGGCAGTTTATCGTAGTTGACCTTACTCGTATGAGGGTCACACTTTGCGTTCCTTAAAACGATTTCCCAAGCCTCTCCAGCTTCCTTAGTTTTTCCAATAGCAGTTTTACTGATTCTTGTTTTGACTTGTGCCACATTTGGAGCAAACTCTCTTGTGTCACTTTGAATAATTTGATTCACTGCTTTTGCTACAACCAAGTATTCATAATTCTTAAAAGATACTTGCCAAAGTTTTAAATAGGCTTGCGTATCTTCTTGGGTCATGTTTTTGTAACTCATTGGGTAATTGATTCTTAGCACTTGTAAGATTCTTTCAGTTTCTTCTAATGTCAAAATGCATACCCCATTTCTTTTCTCGTCAATTGTCTTTGACCGCCATTGTTATTGTTCTGCAATTTGTAGAATGTTAACCAGCTATGTACAATGCTCTGATTTACAATAGCAATCTTGGTAACATCATCTAATGCTAATTCATTTAATTTACTTAAAGACAACTTCATTGCTCTAACAGTCAAAGGTTTTCTTGCTTTCGTACGCATTTCTACAAAACCATGCAATGCATCTTGCAATTCTTTGTTCTCTGTATACTCTACAATAACAGAATTGACACTTTCTTTTTTTATATTTTTTTCTTTATATTCATTAGTATTTAATTCTTTAGTATTTAATTCTTTAGTATTTAATTCTTTAGTTATTTTATATACGTCCCTATTTTCTAGATCTTCATTTTCTATATCTTCATTTTCTATATCTTCATTTTCTATATCTTCATTTTTGAGATGTAGTAATTCTTCTTCATGATTTTCGTTATTCTCGAAAATAATGTATTCCCACTCACTGATTTTTCCGTTGCAATATCTTCTTCTTCTAACAAGATAGTTGTTATCTTCCAATTCATTCAAAACACTATTGATAGTGTTTTTACTTTCTTTACAGATACCTTCCAAGCCTTTAACTGAATAATGCCATTTATCAGGTAAAGACAACATCATGCTAAGCAATCCTTTTGCTTTAAGTGATAGGTTTTTATCTCTTAGATGAGTATTGCACATAGTTGTGTAATTCTCGTTCTTAATAGTTCTAATCACTGCCATACTTCACACCTCCTAGCATTCTGTACCTATGTACTTTGTATGGAACGTTATTGCGACACTAAATGCACTCCAGATATCGGCTTTAAATCCGTAGAAATAACCAGGTTCTTTTTTTGTTCCTTTTCCTTTGTTTGGAGTATCTTTAGCAAACAAATCAATAAGAGCTTGTCTAATAGTTGCGTCTGTCGCCTTCATAGAGTGGCATAGAGCCATTTTTTCTTCACTTCGGTATATTAATGTTGGTTCAATGTCGAAACCCTCAAATTGCTCTAATAAACGCCCTATAAAGTAACAAGTTTCAAATGTTGTTTGACCTACAGGCATACCGAAACTTTGTATTCCTTCAATCGCCACATAATCAATTGGATAATTTTCTGCTTTCCAATTTGAGATTTTATCTTGCAATTCTTTGTTAGGAATTTTTCCTTTATCTACAACTGCCGATAAATCATTCTCAACTACAACAAATGCACTGTATTCATTTGCTGGATCAATGCCTAAAATCATCTTACGCACCTCCGATTTCAAACTTAGTAGCATCAAGTTTTTTCTTTTCTGAGTTCATCTTTGCTTCAATACTTTCGTAAGCAGTTTTGAAACGTTTTAAATCAGAATCAACTTTTGCAAACTTAGTTCTTTCCTCAGAAACTTTTTGACCTGCTAAAGCTTCAAAGTATTTAATACTAGGTGCTTTTCCGTCATGCTCACGTTCCCAAGTACTACGTGCAACATAAATCTCTTGATTTGTTTTGTTTTCAATATCTGCTTTCAAAATGTTTGAACTTTCCTGTAATCTAGCAATCATTTCACCAATCAAGAACATTTGATTTGCGAGGTTTTCAATGTTCAATGCCATTTCCATTACTGTTTCTGCATCTGAAATATAAGCATCAACTAGGATTCCTAATTGTTCTTCTATTTCTTCATCATTCCAATGTTTTATTTTGAATGGATTGTATTTAAACAATAGTTCATTTTGACTTAGCATTATATTTCACCTCTGATTCATCAATATGTCCGTAGATACGTTCTAGGTACTTAATTGCAATCTCTCTCAATTTCTTTCCTTTAGGACTTTCTGAGTCCATGATTCTATGACAACGTTGGCAAGCACAGACTAGGTTTTTTTCAGAACCTAGTCCGCCATTGCTTCTTGAAAGAATTGTGTGTGCTAATTCAATGCGGTATGTACTTCCACAAAATATACACATTTGATCTCTTTCTTTTACCAACTTTCTAGTTTTTAAATCTATATCTGTAGCTTGGCTACGTTTTGATTTATACAAGACTTACACCTTCAGGTTGTGGTTCATCAGGTTGTGAATATGTTTGTGGTTGAACAGGTGCTTGTTCAATTGATTGTGTAGGTTGTTGGATTGGAGTTTCATCCAATTTCATATCCACATTCATTTCTTCCTCTGAATACATCTGTTGGAAATCATTAGGGAATGTTTCTCTCAATGCTTGAGTAATCGCAACTTTACGAACCATAGTGCCCATTTTAGACGCCCATTGTGAGTTAAGTTTTCCATCCTTCGTTCTTCCTGCATACTCTTCAACAGATACTTCAATGTGTGTAGGATGAGAAATGTTCTTTCTAAACACATCTGCCCATCCACCTACAACTTCTTCACGATCTTTAAGATAGAAAGCACCTTTTCTGTATGTCAATTCACCACTTTCGTTATTAATTACGATAATTCCTGCATCTAAACCATCAAATTCTGAATTTCTTTCGGCACGTTTTAAGAAAACATCTTTAGAAACTACCATTTGAGCTGGTGTAGTGTTTCCGTACTTGATTAAGTAGCAGTCTTTAATGAATGGGTTCAATCCTTGTGATTTACACAAATTAATGAAATACACAACTTCTTGGTCTGTAATTTGACCATTACCATTTACTAAGTAATTTCTTACGATAGCTGGAGATAATTTAACTTTTTCTCCGTTGGCAGAAAATTCTACCAATTGATTGTCATTTTTCTTTGCAATATTGTTTTGTAACATAATTAACATTCTCCTTTTTCTAAAATATTGATTTTTACATCGTGTTCTTTAATAAGTTGATTTAAAATTGGATTGCAAGCTTGTAACTCTTCCATAGCTCCTTCAATACGGAATACGCAATATCTTCTTACCTCTGTTAGATTTTGAGTCTGAGGTGTTTCAAATGGAGTCTGAGAAGGAACTACATTTGTTCTTTCCATTTGTGCTTGCTTAGACTGCTCAATCTTAGCATTTACTTTTTCTTGTAGCTTTGCTTTAGCTTCCTTGATTTCATTGATTCTCTCTGTAGCTTTAGATAAATCCAATGTTTTACAGAACAGTTGGATAACTTGTTCTGCCTGTAATTCATCATCAGGTAATGAAGCTTCAATGAATGATAATTGTTCTTCGGCTTTCAAAAACTTGTTATTTAAGCTTTCTTCAATTTCCTTAGGCTTAACAGACTTATTCAAATATCTTTCTTCAAAAACTAAATCAAATGGGTACTTATCATTTGTCATGTTTGTCCATAACTCTTTAATTTGATTACGCTTTAATTCTTTTTCTGCGTTGTCAACCTCGTTAATTCCGTCACCCAATTTATCGGATGCTGCTTTGATTGTTTTCTCAACTGCCATGATGTCTTTTTTATCCTGTAGCCACTGAGCAAAGACATCATTTTCAACTTGTTTACGCTTATCAGATACAAGCTTTACCAAATTGTTTAAAGCAGCTCTATCTGTTTTAGCCTTCTTGTAGTTTCCTTCATCAACTACATAGTTGTAGTGCTTTAAGCCTTCTTGAATATCAGGTAATAATTCACTAGCATTTGTGTACACTTTTCCGTTTTGTGCACGTACCTCTAAATTAAATTCCATATTTTCATCTCCTCTTTTTCTATATAGACAATGTGATAGGTGGTTCTACATCACCTATGAAGTACCTATCCCATTTTTCTATCATTGCTTGTTTTAAATCGTTCATACTATCTAAAGCTTCTTCTTTACGATATGAACGCTCTATAATTCGTGCATCACCATCTGCAAATCTTAGTTCTGCACAATAGATAACGAAATCAAAATCCGTAACAATCAATCCTTCTAAAGTTTGGCAATAATAGTTGTCAGGAACTGTTTCGTTTCCTTTACTGCCCCATTTTTGCAAACTCTGAGAATTGATTATCTTAGATGTTTTGATTTCCAATATTCCTCTTTCTCCTGTTTCCTTGTTGTAGATAAGTCCATCAGGACTGTATCTAAGAAAATCATATTCCTTAGAAACTAATGTAACGTTATCCACGTATTGAACATCTAACTCAGGATGTTTGGCTTGAAATAACGTTCTTAAACAAGGCTCTGCAATATTGCCATACTCGATAGCATCATTTGTAATCTTTTGTGAACCGAACTTTTTATCGTGCCACAACTGATTAAGTGTTTTCCATGGATTCAAATCCATAAAGCACGCTGCATCAGAACCACCAATACCACGTCCACGTTTTTTTAACCATTCTTCATGGCTTCCGTACTTTTCGACACTGAATTTATCTGTGTCTTGATACAGATTCATTTTTTACCCCTCCTTTTAATACGTACTTGGCATATGATGTTTTATCTCCAAACCGATTTTTTGAAGTTTCAGTTTGAGTTTCAATGTCATACCCCAAGTCTCTTAAATCCCAAATTCTTGCACCCAAACGAGTGATTCCATACTCTTTAATAGCTTCTAAAGGAGTGATAGAACCATGCTCCTTTAGGTGCTTGATAACTCTTTCTGTTTGTGTCATCTTACAAACCTCTTATGTACCAATTAGCTATTACAATGAAAGCTAGAGAAACTAATAAACAGATTAACGAGCAAATGTAATTAAACTTAGCAGCACGATTAACCATATGCGTTTGTTTTTGACTTCTAACTAGCATTGAGTAATGAGTTTCGTATTCGTTGTTAGCAAAAGAAGGAAGCGTGATACAATCACCTAACTCAACTGCTTTCTTCTTTGCTGTTGATTTAGAACCAGGCTTCTTCGTCTCTTTCTGCTTTGCAGAAGTCGTAGCAGTAGTCTTCGTAACTGTACTCATCTTGTTCTTCCTCCTCATCTTCATCAATGTATCTGTTGTCATCTAACTCTCTTAAATCATCTACATCCATCATGTTGTTCACACCTTTCTTTGAACTCAGGAAACATCCTGATAAATAACTTTGTTGGAACTTTCTTTGTATCTATCACTTTGGATAGATTGGACATTTTGTAAGCCTCAGATTCGCATATAAGATTCAACATCTTGTATGCAGTTTTTTTTAGAAACACCAAGTTCCATGATGTCTCTATATCCAAGCAACACTTTCATTCTTTTACACATCTTTTCCCAACTTCAAATCCATATCCGTAAATCATGGAAAGCAAGCTTGATACTTCTTTTAAATCTTCACTTTTGCATCCGTTTCTGATTAGTACATCAAGAACTCTTTCTTCCATTTGTACTGATTCATGGATTAAACTAACTGAATTTAATCTTCCACTTGATACTGCCATTTTAATCACCCCTTCTATAATTGCGCTCTTAGCGTATTCAACTTGTAAAAAAATTTAATTTAACCAAATCTAACGAAACATTAGCTTTGGTGCAAATCTTCTTGACTTCCCAAAAGTAGAAATTTTTAATTCCACTTTCTTTTCTTTGGTAGCTAACAGTAGATATACCAAGATATTTAGCCATTTCTTTTTGAGTCATATTTAATCCAACTCGAATTTGTTTGATTGTTAATAATTCCATTTTCAATACCCTCCTATCTACGACCTTAGATTATCTACACTTATAATATACGCACTTGGCTTAGTTATGTCAAGCATTTTTTTATTATTTTAATACAATTATTTAACTTAGAGCGTAAATTATGATATATTTATTGTAGAAGTAAAATTTGTTATTGTTATGAGAAAATGAGGTGATACTATGGGTAACAAATTTGAATGTCAAGGATTAGCCTTGAAACAGTTTAGAAAGGAGAGTGGACTAACCTTAGCTGATGTTACCGATAGGTTGCATCACGCACCTATGTGGCTTTCTGATATAGAGAATGGAAAAAAGAACATATTCTTTAAAGATGCAAAAGCTCTATGTATGATATATGGACGAACTTTAGATGAATTATCCGCATTGGTTGATAAATATGAAAGATAGATCATAATGGTTGAATAGAGATGATACGTATTGTTTTGGTAGCACAAAACGTCCGCAACGAAACATGATAAACTTTAAGTGCCTGTAAATAGGCAACTGTATTTTCATCTCTCTCTATTTCATGGAAGACACACTCGCTAAATGGTGTGTTTTCTTTTTGTAAATAAAAAAGCACTAGAAATTAATCTAGTGCATTATCTTTATCCATAAACTTTGCAATTCCTTTATCTGCTTGAGGTAGCCAATGAGCATAAACACTCAATACAGTGCTAAGATTGTCTCCTAAACGCTTTGCAACGTCATATAAGCTAAAATGCGAGCTTCCATCTCTTACCATATTGCCAATCATATACGAAGCACATGAGTGTCTTAAATCGTGTATACGAATGATAGGAATTTGTTCCTCGTTGTTCTCATTTGCAATTTTAATGGCTTCTCTCATTCTTGTTCTAACTGTCGTATTGCATACGGGTATATCTATACCGAACACAAATGATTTCTCAGGAACATCCAACATCTCCTTAAATTCTCTGTATTCATCCGATAAGAACTGGGGCATTGTAATTGTCCTATAGCTATTAGGAGTTTTTGGAGTTGTGATTTTATGCAAATCTTTTGACCATGTTTTTTTAATCGCAATCGTATTGTTTTCTAAATCCACATCCTCCCAAGTCAAAGCCAATGTTTTGCCAATTCTCATCCCCATGTAGAATTGATTCGTGAATAGAAGATGATACAAAGGATTTTCAACATAATGAATAAATAAATTGAATTGTTCCAAAGTCCAATACTTCATTTCTGTTTTCTTTTCGTTTGGGTCTTTGACTAATTCTATCGTGGAACAAGGATTATTTTCTAAATATCCTTTACGAACTGCAAACCGCATCATCTTATTGATTCTAGATAAATAATTCTTTGCAGTTTCATATCCTACGTTATTAATCATTAATTCCATTGCAACCTCTATATCGTTTGTTGTGATAGACTTTATGTTCACATCACCTAAAATATCAATCCATCTATTCAAAATTCTATTCTGATTAACCCATGAACTTTGCTTGATTCTTTTCTCTGTATAAGCTGCATAAATATTAAATAATCCTTCCAATGTAATATTCTTGTATGGGTCTTTGATATTCTCTTTGAATATGATCTCTGCTTTTACTGCATCTTTCTTTTTTGGAAATCCACGTTTCTTGTATTGTCTATACTTTCCGTTATTCATTTTGTACGAACCATAGAAATACCACGTGCCTGTTTTTTCATCTTTTTTTACTGCCATGTAATTTTCCCTCTTTCTTTAGATAACACTTAAATTTTATAAAAAACTAGTGAAAATAGGTGAAAAATAAGGCTATTTTATGCCAATATCATGCCATTAACATATATCATACTTTATATAAAGCAATTTTCTTTTTGTTGAATGATATTTGTAAGTTTCTAGCTCTTTATTTTTCTTTATTTTTTATTCATCTAGTTTATTTTATGTTCTCATACTTTATCATTTTTGGCTACTTTTTATTCCATTGAATATAAAAAAATATTCCATGCGTTATGCCACGTGATTTATGCCATTATGCCAAAACAATATATAAACAAAAAAGCCTCCCGCTTGGTAAGGAGACTCTTTTGCATAAAGTTATCTTAGAAAGGGTTGTGTCCATCTATGAAGAACACATCAATAATATAGCATATAAATTTTAATATTTGTTAAAAAACAAAAACCATACCTTGATGTGTTAGGTATGGAATCGTTTTGGTGACATTTACAAAAAGGGGGAGCTTTTAGCAATTGTCACATTTTGTAGTTGTTTGCTAGTGCCACAAAGAGAAATGTTAAGATTCAATTACACGTCTGCAATTTGCACTACACCAAAGAGAACTTAGGCCTTTATCGCTCTACTTTTCCTAGCAACATGATTATATCATATCAGTATGAATTTTATAAAAAAAGACCACCTTTCAAGTACTTCTAGAATGTACTCTATTCAGTGGCAAGAAAATAATTTTTCTTTGTAGTCGACTTGCATAAAAATAATATCAATCAGTCACGCTTGGTATGACTATAGACTGATACTAATAAATCCATATGTCTAACTTGGATTTGTACATCAAGCTAACATGGTTCACTTAGGATTCATCATGTTTTTGCCTTTGCCATTATAACATAGCAAAAACTGCCACACAATTAAATATGTAGCAGTTTCGTTTCTCCTTGTTCCTATAATTGGTACATGAGATAAAAAGAATACAATCATATTCCCCTAAGCATAGATATTATACCATATTATGGTATTGGTCGTATTGTGCACTCTACTAATCTATGTGCATATATTTTAACATAAAAAGCAAAGACCGTACAAACATCATACAGTCTAATAAACTTCTTCTACACTAGTAGATGATTGATTTACAACATATAAACCTATTTTTTGCAGTTTTTATGCAAAATTAAGTGTTTGATGTCGTATTTCGTACATTATGTACAATTATTTAAACAGATTAGCGATTTTTTCAACAATCTTTAGCAACAGTTCAATCAATTTATTGATCCCTGTTACATTGATTTTGTTTCCATTATCATCTTTAGAATCTGTATTTGGTTCATCTTTTTTGTTTTCTGAACCATTTTCGTCATTTTTATCGTCTGTTGATTCATCTTTCTTTGGATTTGACTTATAAAAATCAATATCATGGAAGATTATATCTTTGTCAATTGGATTAGCTGCATACTGATGAATAACGCCTACACTAGATTGGTCTGATTGAATATTACCATCATTCGTACCCCAATTTGCAATCCAAATAGGATATGTTGTTTCTACAAATGTTCCTAGCCAACTAGTACTAGTATAAACACCTGTATAATATCCTTTAGCACTCATATAGTCGCAGAATACTTTACAAGAGAAAGAACATCTTTCTTTTGTTAAGGCACCAGCTTTCTTCTTGTAATTATCTGCGTCTTCCATATCAAACCATACACCTAATTGTACATTTCTGTCTTTGATTAGATTATATACATACTCTGCTTCCGCTCTAGCTTGACTATCATCTAACGCATAATCATAGCAGTACACACCATAAGGAACCTTTAATTGTTCACATTTATCTGCAAAGTATTCAAATTTCTTATCAGTGTATTCTCCATATGAAGCACGCAAGATAACAAAGTCATATTTTGATAAATCAATATCAGAACTGTTGTGTTCTGAAATATCAATTCCATATCCCTTAATATTCTTAGTGTAATCCGTTGTAGTTGGTTTAGAAGGCTCTGTAGAAGGATTAGAAGGCTCTTTCGTATCTTCCTTAGTATTTGTATCAGGAGCACTAAATTTCGCCCACATTTGACTTCTATCCTCTGTAGCAGACACTGCAACAAAGAACTTTCTGTCTCCTTCTTTACCTACAACATATCTATGTCCATTTGTAACACACTTCCAATAATAACGAATCTTGTCTCCTGAATTGCATTGTCCAAATATTTCTCCACTTGGATTATCATAATGCTTATGCACAGCATCAACAATAAATTCAGCAATTCCATCTTCTTGTGTTAATTCAATATCTTTTGTTTCAGGAGCACCGATTGTCGCCCATGGTTCAACACCATATGATTCACTGCCACTGACTGCTGCAAAACATCTAACTCCATTAGTATGAATCCATGAAATCCATCTATGTCCAAGTCCTACCCATTTTTCTGTATAGACTTGTTTTTCGCCCTTTACAAATGTTCCATAAGAAGCACCTGTTGGAGTATCTCTATGAATAACGATTGCAGTATCATTTTCAAATGTGGCCATTCCATTTTCTTTAATTAATTGAGAAGCATCATATGTAGAAGCATTAGTATAGAATTTAGGCCTTAAATATCCCCAAATAGCACCTTGATAGTTTAATGGCCATAACATAGCTTTAGGGTTGCCTAGAACGTTCTGAGAGAGTGCTCTACCTTCCCAATAGATAAATATATGTCCATATCTTGCATCACCGCCTACAGATACTCCAACGTCACCATTTTGAGGAGCACCTGTAACAACATCAAAATAACTTAACACACCATTGCTTGCTCTGTTAAACCACCAATCACGAGCATTGCCACGAGGAATACATGGCTTTCCTCCCCATGCCATTAATCCTTGAATTAATGAAACACATTGCCCACCATATGGCTCAACACTTTGAACATAATTAATGTTCATTATTTGCCCTCTGTTGTTAAAAACCTTATTGAGAGCATAGTTATAAAAATCTTGTGGAGTTCCCATTCTTTAACCTCCTTAGTTTTTATCTAGCAGAAAGTTTTGAATCTCATCTCTAGTTTCTTGGAGTTTATCTTCGTCGTTTTCAGAAAGCATATTGTTGATGATTGCGATATTTGCTTTTAATGTCAAATTACCACGTTGCTTATCTTCTTCTAATCTTTCTTCATGTTCTCCTAGCCTTCGAGAATGTTCATTCAATTCTTTCTTAATCCCTTCTTGTGTGATAACTAAACTTTCAATTGATTTTATTCTATCATTATCTCTTACTAACCATTCTTCGTGTTTTCTAACAGTTTCTTTTAAATCGTCATTAGGTTTCTTTACTTCTTTAATGATTTTAACTACTCCCCAAGCGGAAGCAATGAATCCAAAAAGCCATAAAACATATTCTAGATCAATAGTGATAACTTTTCCCATTAGTCACCTTTGACGTTGATTTTATCAATTCCATTATCTAATTGAATCTTAACGTATTCTTCAATTTCATCGAAAGTGCTTTGAACAATTTCACTAATCATTTCTTTTGTTATAATTCCATGCAATGCATCAGGCACTAGATCATAAAGCTTACCGACAACTTCTTCAAACTTCTTACCACCTGCATTAGTTGTATCTTTGTAGTTGTCCTCTGCTTCTTTAATGTATACAACTGCTTGTGCAGTAATTTTAGCAATCACTTCTTGAACTTCTTTTGCTTTAGTTTTAGCTTTCGTACTGAATTTAAAATATAAAGCTAATCCACCACAAACTAAAGTAGCAGCAGTCTGTAATAAAGTTAAAAAATCTTGTACATTCATTAATTTACACCTCCAAAAATATTTCATCTCTCTCATATTTTCTGAGGTACTGTTTTATGGCATATCAATTATATAATGAAAAGAAAAGGACGTACATTTTATGTAGCACGTCCTATAACTTATACAATACATTTTGTGTGATTTAATTTTACATTGTTCTTAGATACTTTAGCATAAATCATTGTTGTAGCAATGTTTTCATGCCCTAAAATAGCTTGGACTTCCTCAACACCCATGCCACGATTCAAACCATCTGTAGCAGTTGTATGTCTAATCAAGTGAGGGAATATCCTACGTTCAATTCTAGCTAATTCTCCAAGTTGTCCAATTCGTTTTTCAATTGCATTCTTTTTTAATCTGTTGTGAGGATGTCTATCTGAAACAAACAATGCATCATTGTCATCATCCCTAGAGTCTAGATAATTTTTTAAAGCAAGTTCAGCTCTTGCGTTTAAATATGACGTGCGATGTTTATTACCTTTACCAAACAAAATAACTTCCTTTGTTTCAAAATTAACATCACTTTTATTAATGTTGACAATTTCTGTAACTCGACATCCTGTTGAATATAGAAATTCCACCATCGCCTTATCTCTTGCAGTAGCACATGAATCACGTAATTGTTCTAATTCAATAGCAGTCAATGGCTTACGTTCCTTAGTTTCGTATTTAATTTTTTTGATTGTTCTACAAGGATTGCGATCAACATACTCCTCATTACAACACCACTCAAAGAATGCATTGATAATTGTTCTTCTACTATCCAAGCTTCTATTGCTAAGTCCTCTTTGTGTTTGAACTTTATATAGATATACTCGAATATCATTGGTTGTAATATTTTTAATTGGCTTATTGATTTGTCTGAAAAAATCTTTTAAGTATAAATCATAAAGTTCTAATGATTTCATACTCATTCCTTCAATCTTTCTTGTTACGAAGTATGTTTGATAGCACTCAGGCATATAATTGGTATAAAGCTCTAAAGATGTTTCAATAGGCTTTATTTCATAACCGTTAACAAATACAGTTAGCTTCTTAAATAATACACTTAAAATATTTTTATCAAAATCACCTGATAAAGACGAAATAAATTCATTCACAAATTGTTCTTTCATAATTTCTCCTCCTTTATCAAAAAAGCATATTCATAAAGGCCGAAATTATGGTATAATAAAAACGACCTTACTAGGTTTGAAGTTGGATGATGTTTTAGCGGACAATTCCAACTTCTTTTTTTATGCTCTTTAGTACGCTATTAGCGTATACCATTTATTTTATTTTAGCAAGCATAAATTATATTTTTAATAAACTAAATTCTTATTTAATTACATAAAATTGCTCTAAATAATGCATCTGAAATTTGCCAATATCCAGTGTTAGATGGGTGCACTCCATTTGTTCCAAGCATTTCAGTCAAGTCACTTCTAGTATTTACTTTCGTTTCTATATATGGGTATCCATTTACACTATCAAATTGTGCATGAGCATTTACTACAGTCACATAATCTGAATAAGGTGAAGCGTTGGTTTTTTCTAAAATAAGTTTATTAAATCTTCCTTTAGTTTACTAACTCCTAGTGCTTCATCTAACTGTTGAACAGTGCCTTTTTTAGCCCCTTGTCCATTTTCAACGATCAATACATCTTCCTTTTTAATGCCTGTTGTTTCAGGCAATTCTTGTATTCTAACTCCCATTATATGTACCTCCTATTAATTTTCATAGTTTTTACAGTGTTGAATATTACCTTCTTTGTTGTAGTAAGCTGCTTTTACTTTCTTTATTACTCCATTGTTGTTGTAGAAAACCTTGGCAGTCATTAATCGCTCTTTTCCAATTGTATCAACAATCAAATTATCTCCATTATTAGCTAAGATGTCTACTCCGTCTTTAGTTAGAATTTCTGTTTGATACAAATTTGTATTGTATGCAATCTTCAATTGGTCAACTAATGTTTTAAAAATGAATGTAGCACTATCTGATTTAGAGCCGAAGTTATCAACGATACGAACGTATAATGTATAACTTGTTTCAGGGCTTAAATTGTCTAAATTAATTTGCGTATCAGTTCCTACATTAATCCAATTTGAATTGTCTAGCGAATATTCGTAGTGATCTATTGTAGCTTCTTCATTTACAGAGAATCCATGCCAAGAAAACATACCGCCGAATGGTGTTAACCGTGTACATTCAATACCACCTACATTTGGTTTTTCAGGGCTCAATGTTGTAAATGATGTACTAGCTGCTAACGAAGGTTGACCATAGTTATCGACCATTCTTACATAGAATTTATAGTTTGTATTAGCTTTCAAATTACTAAGAGTTAAGCTTGTTGCTTTACCTTGATCTGTCCAATTTTTTTCATCATTAGATGTTTGATAAGAATAATCAGTTGCCATGTCTCCTAATGAGAATCCGCTCCAACTAACTTTTGCAGAATTGGACGTTACCGAGCTTAAAGAAACACTTCCTTTTGAAGGAGCATTAGGATATTTAGTGGTCGCAGTAAAACTGACCGCTTCACTCCAAACTCCATTATATTTTCTTTTAAAGCGATAATATCCCGTGTATTTTGTGTTCGGCTTTAATCCTGTTGTCCATGTATCTACAAAAGGCGTATTGGCTTCTATTACTTTATTCCAATCAACCCATGCTTTACCGTCACGACTCCATTGGTTTTGCTCAGAATAAAACGGAACAGAAATTGTACAGTATATTGTTTTGTATGTACTTCCAACATTGCTTATCGTTGCCTTATCTGCTGTTCTATCAATTTTAGGAAGTGAGATGTCTACTGCATTTGGGTTTGCAGGGCTTCCTATAGCTCCTGTATATGTTCCATTAAACCAATAATATATTTTGCTTGATGCATTACCATTAGAATCATGGTTAACAGTAAATGAACCATTTTGTAGAATATATTCCTTGCTTGTACCAGCTCCACCATCTGAAAATGTTGCACTAGCACTATAATTTGTTGCTCCTGTAATTCCAGCAGACCAATCTTGTGTAACACTATATCCGGTATAGCTTGGATTCTTATTCTCTACTAAAATTCTAGTTCTTGTATGTACTGTAGACCTATTATTTATAGCATTTTGTTCGCTCCGAGCATACACTTGGAAGTACATATTACAATAGCCATAGTATGACCAAATTTGATGACTTGCTAGTAATTCCAAATCATAACCTACATAAGCCATGGATTAGTCTCCTATTTGAAAGTAGAAATATCCGTTAGGGCAATTTGTTGTATTTGGGTCGTCAGTTCCAACTTTATAACGAATTGTTTCGATATTTACTGCATGGTTTTCATCAGGTTGTATCGTTACGTCATTAACCTTGATTGTTTTGATAGGAACTAATTGATTTACAACTTCTTGTTTAATATATCCAGCATCATTTTGAAGTTCAGATACATTTTTAGGAATTTCAGTTTTCTTTGCATAAACACTAGCTAAATCTAGATTTACAATATAATCAACAGGACTAATCGTGTTTCCATCTAATTTAATAGTTGTGATAGGCACTTGAATAGCAATGTTTTTTTCGTTGTCTTTGGCAATGTTTTTCCCGTTTACAGAAATTGTCTTTACGAATTGATTTAGAATTTCAATTAAATCCAATTGATTAGAAATATCACCAATCATATTTCCCCATTTGATTTTCAAATTGGCATGGTCATTGATTACTTGAATTTCTTTTCCATTGTAGATATAGAACAATCCATTTGAATCCACATACGCATGGTCTCTACTTGGATTAGTAATATCATCTACAGAATCAACGATTTCTAGCCAAAATTCGCAATCACCATCTTTTAAAGGAAACACTACCGCCATATCTTTGTTACATACTACAGGTTGCATATTATTTTCCTCCAGCTTTCATAATGTCTGCAAAACAAGATGCACAAGAAGTAATTTCTACACCTAAGAATTTTGTACAAGCTTCAATAAACTTCTTGTTAATCTCCAAAGCAATATTCAATAATTCGGGGTCTCTATCAGAAGCTTGATATGCTTCAAATGCAGTGTACATAGCCATACTTAAATGTTTAACTAAACACCACTGTTCTCTATCCCCTTTACTACCAAAAGAATTGTATAGATAAAGCATTTGAGAACGTCTGATGTTTGCATAATCATCAATTTCATCCTTTAGTGCTTCAATCTTTTCTAAATTATCAGGAATTTCTTCTTCACTAATTAATCCATTCTCAACCTCAGAAATACGTTTTTCTAATAAGGTTTTAGCGTGTAGTTCTGCACTTGCAATTTGTGTAAAACTACGGATAATATCTTCTCCAATTCCCGAAGTGCTATATTTGTTTTCCATCTACACAACCTCCTTTTTGTATGCTTTGATAGACAATCTAGCAGACTGTTGTTTTTGTTTTCTTTTAAAGTCAATTTGTTGACTGTTCAATTTCAATAGCGATATGGCAGACTGCCAATCTCTAGGATTTTGTTTTACATGATTTGATAGGTTTTCAATCCTTTGCTCATATCTGTTCATAGATTCCTCTTATCTGTTGACATGACTATATTTAAGATAATTTACTAACGTACAATCGAAATTACCGTTTCCTGTTACTTTGATTGTCTTATATCCTGGGTCTAGTATTCTATTTCTATCGCTTTCTGAAAGATACCCACAAGCTTTAAGAACATCAAAATTAGAGTATTGCCCAGGCCATAGTCCATTGCCTGTAATCCACGCTCCGTTGAATTGCTGCTTGAAATATGGTGTCATGTCGATTCCTTCAATCTCGATATTAAAGTTTGTAGCAGTAGAATTATCTATTACTAGTTTAAACTCAAAACGCTCATAATAAATCAAATCCTGAGAAATTGACATTCCTATTACCGCTGGTTTAGAACTTGAACATCCCCATCTAGGGAACTCATACCCATAAAAGTCAACTGTGTGGTTTCTACGTTGAATGGAATTGTATCTTCCTTTTTCTTTCAAATCATAGACACTATCAGCTAATATATTTATCGCCTTACTAATATCCATAACTACTCACTCTTTCCGTCTCTATCTGTTCTAAGGAATTTCTCTAGTGTCAATGTATCTATTTCAATTCCTGTTTTATCTATTTCTCTTTGTAGGCTTGTGATATAGAACCAATCGTCTTGTTTTAGAATACGTTTCATGTATCTATTACAACTTCCCAATTGCAATAAATTGAGATCATAAATAAATCTGATTCTATCGCCTACATTTACTTCTTTAGGTAATGCTTCGCAAGAAACGTTGATAGCAAACTTTCTTCTTGCATTGATTAGTTTTCTACAGGCACAATCATATACAACCTTGGCCGCATATATTCTATCGTTATCAGTAATGATAGTTGTTCCGTTTGTAGACTCAGGGTCAATGCTTTGTTGTACATAAACACTCTTTACTCTGAAAATACCAATGATATTTGATGTACTGATTGTTGTTGTATTGCAATATGGATAAGGTTGGTTTTGGCCAAAGAAATTAGCTCTACCATTGCCAGCATCTGAAACGTACATTGCAACGTGTGATGCAGGTGTGTCACCACCTCTACCAAATATGCACCAATCGCCAAATTGAGGTGTACTAACATAATCAAAGTACTGGGAATAACCTAATTCATCTCTGTTATACCAAATGTAATCTGCATATCCATCACCGCCAATAGCTCTAGTAGGGTTTGGATAATTTAATGTTTGCAACGCTTTCTTCCATGCATCTACACATTGATATGGTTGTTCAATTGGCACACCATCCATGTCTATAGATTGACCATTCCATGTATTGATAAAATTCTGAGCGTTCCAAGGTCGAGATTGTGTTTTATCTGTATCGGTTGTAGTTCCGTTATCATCTTGTTCCCACTCAGGAATCAAACCATAAATACGTTGAGCAAATTCAATACGCTTTTGATACTGTAAATCAATAGATGTATCTCCACGCTCATAATCTGCCATAAAAGCCATTACCATGTAATTCATATCGGCTTCCATGTGTGACCATTGTTGGAATGTGATGTTATAAGAAGAAGTTGGAATCCAAGGGCCATTTGTAGCATTTGTTGACCATTCTTCGACCAACTTAGCTACTTCCCCTTTCCCATACATTGTGTAGCTTGAATATCCATGAGAACCAAGCCAATTGGTAATTCTTGTATATGGAGTCCACTGAACAAGACCAAATCCTTTTTGAGAATCAGGAACATCACCCATTTGATACAAGTTAGGATTTAATGTTGATTCCACGTGACACGAACCACATAAAGCTGCAATAGCAGATTTACTCCAAATGTCTTTTAAAGAGTGCCATAAAGCTTTAGCATTGTTTATTTCCTCTGTATCAGTTAAATATCTCTGTTCTTTAGGGATGACCCATTTATAATCCTTAGAGTCTTTTGTCATATCCTCTAGACTGAATGGCGATAAATCATCAAAGGCAAATGTTCCTTCAATGAATACACCGCTTTCATATCCAACCGACTCTGTATCAATAATCGAGTACTCCAATTGATTGTTAGGAGCTAATTTAGGAAAGTCTACATATTCATAATCACGTTCGTTATTTATGCTTGATCTCAAAATAACTACAGGAAACTTAGGGTTCTGCAAGCTTTTATCGTTATATACTTCTCTCAGAGATAAAGAGGACATACCACTATCAGATTTATTGGCATAAACAGTAGCTAGATTAATAACATCTGAAAAATCAGTTTCCATTGTTGGCTCACCAATGATTCTGTAGTTTCTTCCTAATGTTGGCTTATTGGAAAGCATAACAGGCTGCTTCTTTCCAAAATATCCAACTTCAACTTGCTTATCATTTGTAAATGGAACTCTCCAATAAACAGATGGTGTCAATTCGCAAGTTTTAGTAAGTGCATCCAATTTAGATTGTCTAGAATAAACGTAGTCAATCTTTTCATTATCAATCTCAGTTTCAAAATTCATTTTCCACTGAGTTGAATAATACATATCTTCGCTTTCGTATACGTTCTTTATAAGAGCGTTTTTAACCGCATAATTCGTTGGGACTTGTCTATATGTCCATTCGTTAATTACGTGCGTTAGAGATATGTTTAAACCACTCACAGATGGTTTGTAGTCGGTAATCATTCCGTAGAAAACTCCACAATCCATGATTACTCGCATTTCTTTTCTTCCTGAGATTAAATCGTAGTATTCGTTAGGAATTGTGATTTGCATTTCAGGTACTGTCATCAACTCATTTGAAAAACTGATTGTGCTTAAAGCTTCTCTGAATCTTTTCTTAACTTTTCCAAATTCTAATATTTCAAAGTAAGGAATCATATTTACTCCTAACTACCAATTTTGCCTTGTCCTACCCATTTACCATTTTTTCTAATTCTACTTGACCCTTGGTTTTCTTTATTTGCTTTATCGGCACTGTACTTGCCAATAGTTACCCAAGAGTCTTTAACTCTCTTTTTAAACCATCCTGTAGCTCTATCCAAAGAATAGAATATACCGCCTTTTCTTACTGCCCATGGTCTGAAATCAGGGATAACCTGTTGAATTGAATATATATTCTCGTAAGGGAATGTAGCATCTTCACCTCTTAATTCAACTTTAACGTGTGTTGTACCTGTTGGAATTTGTAGCTTACCATTCCATTGACTATTTTGTGCTACTGTTTCCCAACCTGATGAATAAGCTAATGGCCATGTATCTGCATGAGAGAATATTACTTGATTGTAAATCTCTCTCCATGATGCTTTATTGTTGTTAGAAACGCTAATAATCAAAATATAGTTATATCTTCCACCATACTGTACATACTTTCCGTTTTCTGTATATTGACCAGCATCCGTTACACCATATCCAACTAAATCTAATGTGAATGTAACACCATAGTTTCCATCATCTGAAAAGTTGATACCTTTTCCATATCCTTTAGAATGGGCAATAGCAAGTGGGAATCCAAAGTCTGCGGTATTGCCTGGATTTCCACCTAATACTACGTTTGCGTATGGCCCTGTGTTATCGTAAGCTCCATGAAAGTTTTGCCATGCCATTAAACACCACCAGCCAAATCATTCTCAGAACTTCCGTTATTAGTACGGATGTATGAGTTTCCATCAGGAGTACCACCAAAGATATTGATATTACCTGTTGCAATGCTTCTTCCGTCATTGAACTTTCCTTGAAATACAGTATCTCCCGTTTGTTCCCATGCACCACTGTTTTTAAGGTTCGTAAGAATCTTTTCAACCGCACTGTACATATCTCCAACACTGCCTTCAAGACTTCCGACTTTGGCTTGTAATGCTCTAATAGCTGCCCAAATCTTTTGGATTTCTGCCCATAGTTTCTCGATTTCTTCCCATTGGCCGCAATCAGAACAAATCATTACATCAATGATACTGATTAAATTCTTTTCTAAATCTCTGATAGCTTCTTTTGTATCGCAAACATCAATTGTATCAATCTTTTCTAACAATCCACCTAATAGACAATCGTTCATATCATGCATATCTGTACAGTTATTGTGGCCATTATTTTCAAAACCTTGGTTTGCTTTAAGATTTGCACAAATAGTATCTGTTACACCTTTTTGAATGAAATTACTGCTTGTAGCTTTTAAAGAATCGCAAGCAGAACAAACATCTTTATTCATTTATGTGTACCTCCTAATCTCTACAGATAACAAAATTCACCTTGTTATCATTTACAAAACGAGTATGTAGAGATATTTCATCATCTTCTACCCAATCAACATAAATAGAAAGGAATTGCAACCAATTTGTTGTTTCTCCAGCTTTTACTGTTCCACTCATGCTTAATTCAACTGTTTTGTTAATATCTTCTTCAAATGAAGCATTTGTGATTTTCTGATATACCAACGACCCACTCCTATTAGGAACACGAATCGAAACAGTAGGATATGACCCTTCTGAAACTCCCGTCATTTTATAAGAGTAGTGTTTCAATGTAACGCTATTGAATTTGTATGTAGCACTCTTATCTTTGTTAGGTTTCATACAGAAATCAACTTTTCCCGTAATAACTCCGTCCGCTACTTTCGTATATTCACTTGTATGAATCCAATCTGAATAATTGAATCTGAAATTACCTTGTCTGTCAATTGCAACACTCAATTCAGGTGTGGACTGTTGAATAGTATATTGTGTTTCGATTGCCAAATTTTGAAGTTGAAGATTATACAACTGGTCTTGCAATCCACACATCCAACAAATCATAGCTGCTTTCATGTTGTAATCATTGTTAGCATATTGACTCATGAATAATTTCCAATCACACAAATCAAATCCATCTATGATGTCATACAAGCCTTTTGTAAGGCAATCGTTGGCATTTTCCATGTCTGTACACGTATTATTGCCATTTTCAGGATTTAAGCCTGTATCGTTTCCTAAAGACGTACAGATTGAATCTGTAACACCATTTTGGATAAACTCTGCACTGCTATCTTTTAACTTTCCACAAGCAGTGCAATAACTTTTTACATTTGCCACTGCAAGCCTCCTTAATTTGTAAGTTCATCAACATCTATATATACACAAGCCATCTTACAACATGAGCCTGTGACAACTAATCTATTCATTCCATGATGTACTGTGAATCCAAATTCATCTTCGATCACTAGATTATCTAAATCTACTTCCTCTGATGCACAACATCCATCCGCAGTAAAGTATAAGTTCCAACTTGAATCAAGTGTTAAAATTCCATCATATTCACCTAAAATCATCATTTTGTTTCCGTTGATTTCTATTTCAGGGTTTTGGAATTTACCATCTAGAATCAATTTCACTTTGTCAGTATCTAACACTGTTCCACTGTAGAATCTTCCAGCAATTGACTCAACACAATAATCTTTTTTACAGATTTTATTTTTGATTAAATCATCACCGAAAATCTGTTCGCCTTTGATGCAATCGTAGACAATCTTGTATGAATTGCCACAATTCATAAAATCTTCCAATGCTTTAGTTCCCATTACACATAAGGATGTTTCCTCTGTGATGTCTCCACAATCGCATAAACACGAATTGCAAGTTTCCATATCAGGAGGGCAAGTAACACAACATGATAAGCACTCTTGAGCATCTCTGAAATCATCACAATCTAGGATATTGCATACAGAATAAGGAACTAAGAATGTTTTCTTTGTGTCTGCAATATGCCATACACCTTCCCAAAGTTTAAAATCAATATCCATTGATAGATAACCTTGGTATTTTTTGTAATCTTCACTAAATCCTGTGACATAGGCCAATGCCCAAATCAATTTGTTATCTTGAATTGCCCATAACCTTCCAGGTTTAAGCAAATTCAAATTGAAATAGTCACGTAGGAATCTTCTATCTTCATCATGAAAATGTTCATAATTAAAATTCAATGTTAAGGACAAGTCACCTTCCGTAAGAAACTGTTGATTTTTTTGGAAAGCAACATAACTACCATGTCCGTAACTATATTCTTGCGTTGCAGTCTTTGTATCTTGCTTTAGAGAGGCAGAGGAAATCTCCTCCGCACTGTCTATTACAAGATCGTTGAACTGAACGTATGTTTTTAATGGGTTTAAGTTATAACAAGTCATTATGCCAAACCTCTCAAGCATCTACCTACTTTGATAGCCTGCCTTCTTTCGTTTCCTTCGTTGAAAGCGATACTGTTATTCGTAACACGATTATCATTATTGTTGATAGTCACATTCTTATTAACAACACTTCCAACTTGAGAACCATATCTAGTAGACAATTCTTTGAACGCACCTTTCAAATCCATGTTATTTACTTTATCCATGAAGCTTTGACCTGCTTTCTTAACTGCACTACGTTTCATTACATACTCACCAGGAGTTAACATAGCAGGCACTGTATCTGTTCCGCTAGGTTTCATAACAATAGGTTGTCCACCTCGTTTTAAGTAAACTGGGCCACCTTGAGCAAACTTAATATTGTTTCCTTTAGATTCATTTCCCATGTTTACTTTAGGAGTTGTTGTACCACCTGTATTAATATTACCTGACTGATTGTTGAACGCATTTTTAAACGCACTTCCTAAGTATTGTCCTAAATCTGTGAATCGTGTTGAATATCCATACATCATAGTAATCTGATTAGAGATTGAACTAGACATATTAGAGATACCTTCACTGAATCCACTTACAACATCTTTTCCAAACTTCTTACCTACGGATTTGAAGCTTTTCTTCTTTAATGAAGCTTTAGCATTATCAATCTTAGTTCCAAATGAACCTTCAATATCAATGCTTTTGAAACCTTCAATAATTCCATTGGCCATATCTGTACCAGAGGTATTAAATTCAGACTTCATATTTGATAAAGTTGTGGCCATGTTGTGGAATGAAGTAACGATTGAGTTTACCTCTGAAACAATAGTTGTAGTAGCTTCTCCAACTTTCAATCCTTTAACATTATTTAGGAATGTTTGAATACCTGTTGTGACCTCTCCAACCTTAACGAAATCTAGATTTAATCCAACAATAGAATTTAAGTTTTCACACGTTTTTTTCAACTTAGAAACAGTCTTATTAACTGTGTCCATATTTTCTAGGTTTTCAGTTAATCCTTTGTTTGTTGCCATTTCATTAACTGCATTTCCAATACTCTTAATATTGGCTTTCAGTGTTTCAAAGTCGAAATTAGTTGAATATACGTTTAAAGTACCGAATTTAAGGATTATATCGCCTAAAGTTGTAATCGCCTTTAGTGCGTTATTAAATAGCTTAGAATCAGGCATTTGTCTCAAGTTGTAAGACAACATATTCTTGTCTTTTCCTGTTCCAACACCAGCTACAGAAATATATCCAATTGCTTGAGAAATACTAGTGATTGTCTTTTTAATATCCTCTGCATTTGGTAAAGGATTGTTTGTAATCGTTGCTTGCAAGTTTCCAAATTCAGGAACAATCTGTTCCAAAATCTTCAATGTATCTAGGAACTCTTGAGCATTTGTAGAGTTTAAATTAGATTTAATACTCTTTGTAACATCAGGGAATACAATCTTCTTCATTTCACTAACAACACTAGCTACATTCTTTAAAATGCTTGTGCAATTCTCAACGTTAATTGAACTTCCGTTGATACTAGACATTTTAGAAAGGCTAGAAGCCATTGTTGTATAGTTCTTAACGATACTGTTTGCATTTGCAATGTTTGTTGCACTTGATGTACTGACTGTTGGGAACTCAAAATCATTAATATTCTTGATTACCTCTTGAATATCTTTGAATTGATCGTTGAAAGAACTACTGTCAATACTCATTCCTTGCACTTTTGAAATTGATTCTCCAATAGTAACAAGTTTCTTTAGAATCCTAGTAATATTCCAAGTCTCCATGTTTTTCCATAAAGACTCAGAACTTTTAATAACTTGACTCCACCAAGAAGACAATGTTCCTCCGCCTTCAAACATATCAATAACATCCATAATTCCTTGGATTTTCTTTTTAAGTCCTTTTGTGTTTGAAGGAACATTCTTATCTACTTCTTGCATAGCTTTAGCACAAGCAATCAATGTACCAGCTAGTCCTGATGTTGTTACCATTCCTAGTACTTGAGCCAATGTAGAAATTCCGCCTGTATATACACCTAAAGCACCTTGTCCACCTGTTATAGCAGCCATTAATGCGATTGATTCAACCAATCCAGTCAATTTATCGTCAAAAGCACTAGTACCATCAGGCATAGTCTTATCTAGCTCTTGCATAGCTTTTGCAAATAGCCATAAAGCTCCGCCTTGACCTAGCATTAACGCAACTCCTGTTATAACGTTTTCGTATCCTAGAAGTTTTGATAATCCTGCATCTATTGCTCCTAATCCACTCATAGCTCCCATAATTGAGAACAAATTAACTAAGCGTAAAGGCAATGTTGTAATGTCATTTGGAACATTCTTTTCAATTTCCTTTATCGCTTTACAATAAAGAATAATTGTTCCTGCCCCACCAGCTATGATAGCTAATGAAGATAATTTATTTTTAAATCCTTCTGCATCAAAAGTTTTTGGAGTGCTTGTAGCAGCAGTAATCTCATCTGAACTCTTGAATACATCTTTTATAGAACTAAATTTACTTCCTAGCTTTCCTAGGAAAGGAATATTGAAACTCTTTCCTTTGAATTTTGAAGCAACGTTTACTAAATCTCCTAAAAGACTAATTCCACCACTTCCGAGTTTCATTAACTTACCAGCGTACTTTAATCCAATACCAATTTGGATATAGTCTGATACGAAACGTCCTAACCCTTTAGAAAAGCTTCCATCTCCCATTTCAGTGATTTTATCTTTTGCGAAATCATATAGATCACCAACAAGAGGTTTGAAGAAATCTATTGCTCCTTTGAAATCATCTAATCCCTGTTTAAATCCACCAACAAAATCTTTGAAACTGAATGTTTTTAAAACACTCCATAATTCAGAGAACTTCGTTTTAATGAAGTCTATACCTTCGCCAATCTCTTTTTTATGACTTCTAATGAAGTTCGCTCCTATATCTCCTAAGCCTTCGATTTTTTGAGAAAGTTTGTAGATATTTCCATAGATTGTAGCTCCCGTCAATTCTGTTGAAACCTCATCTAATGCACCTAACCACTTTTCTTCGGCTTTACTAAATCTCTTAGGGATTAATTCAAAAGCGTTTGAGATTGTAGATACAGACGATTTAACCATAGTTGCCAACGAATTTAGGCCACCACCACCTTTTTCATCCAATTCAATCAGAGCATCTTCAAATTGTTGTAATGAAATAGTTGGATTTGACCCTGTAAATGCTTCTCTAAACTCTGCAAATGACATATTAAATTTCTTTGCAATAGCAGTTAAGGCTGGTGTCATACCTGCATCTTCCATTGACCTCAATGTACGAGCATCCATTTTAGAACCCATGATTTGAGAATACTGAGTAACCGCATTGTTTACTCCCTCAGAATCACCACCGAATGTCAAAATGGAATCATTAATTGCCGAGAATAGTTTTTGAGACCTGTCTAAATCATGATTGATTGAAGTAAATCTCGTAACATGGCTTAGAGCATCATCTAAAGTGGTTGGTAGACCCAAAATGCTTTCATCTAGGTTATCAATCATCTTTTGGATTTTAGCCGTAGAATCGTCTACATCACCTACTACAGTGGATAATGTTCTTTTCGCAACGTTAATTGTGTCGTATCTTTTAGCACCATTTGAAAGTGCATCACCAATTGCGTTTTGTGTACTTGAAACCAATCTATACAAACTAGAATATCCAACACCTTGTACTAAGAATCGTCCAATATCTCCTATTGGATTGTTTTGGAAATTCTTGGCAATGTTCAACATACTAGATCCTAGATTTGACATCTTATTTCCAACATCAAATGTAATTTTACTAGCAGTTTTCAAAGCTTTAGCAGCTTGTTGAAGTCTGTTAAGCTTATTTATACTATCTTCAAAGCCGATAATTTGTGACTTAACATCTGCGGTAGTATTGTTGACTTCATCTTCTTTTGAAATCATATCGCCTAACTGCTTATTGGCATTTTCTAATTTGTCTGTTTTAGCGTTAATATCAATTTCTTCTTTGTCTAAATCCGCAATCGTATTATCAAACTCATTAGCTAACTTTTCGGCATCTTTTAACGAAGAAATATCAGCTTCTACTTTGATTTTCTCTTTGTTGAAGTTGTTGATTTTCTGTTGGAGTTTATCTATTTCAATACCGATTTCGTTAAGTTCGTATTTAAGCTTCTCACGCACACTGTACAATCCTTTAAGCAAATCGTCTCTTTTACCTTCGCTCAAAGTCTTGTCATTCAATACATCTTGTATATCGTTTGCGTTTTGCTTTAATTCAATGTCGATAGCTAATTTTTTATTGTTCAGAGAATACAATTCTTTTTTTAGATTTGAAATATCCTCTTTAATATCTGCTAATTTATTTCTAAGATTTGCTAAATTATCTAAATCAACTTGCATAGCAAGTCTTTGTTTCATTAGCGAATCTCTTTCTCTTTTTATTTCTTTTAATCTATTTTCCAACCTATCCAATTCCGCAGTGTTAGCTGCAAATTGAATTTTAGCTTTTTCAATAGCTTTTATTTGTCTTTCTAATTCATTTAATCTTGCTTTGGCATCCTTAATGTCAAGGACTAACCTAGCACCGACTTCACGTACTGACATCTTCGGACTCCTTCGCTAAATCTGTTTTCTGAATGAAATGAACCGCATATCTGTCAATCTGAGGTATTTTCTTTTTAGAATTTTTATTTGCCTCGTTTATTTCATTCCATGTTTTATCGCTTTGTAGATTTGCGTAGTACCCAAAGGCTACAACTAATTCAGAAACACCCCAATGGTCTAATATCTCATTGGGGCGTATTTTTAGAATTTTACCGACATAATGAGCCATGGTTGAATAAAGATTTAGTTCTGCAACATAAGACTTTGCTTTTTTTACTGAATCCTTTTTATCATCCCCCTTATCAATTATTTGATAAAAACTGTTTCTACCTCATTGAATAATTCAGGATATTTGATAATTAGGCTAATCATGCAAGTTAAAACTGAATATTGCATCATATGATCTTCATAAAATTCATCTAATCCTAAGAAAATTGCAACAACTTTATAAAGCCCATCAACTAAATTTGTAGAGGATTGAGCGTATAAATGGAAAATCTGTTCATTTGCTTCTTTCATATACGCTTCATAAATCTTAACCATAGTCTTGTTCACTTCTTCATCATCTGCATCTGTTGTAACGATTCCATCTTTTCCTTCAATGAATTTGTGACCATAATATTCCTCGATTTCTTGGAATTTTTCTTTATATGGGTCTAGGATTTGTTCTGCATCCAATAGCAATGGTTTTACTTCGATTAAAGCTTCTACCATCTTCATATCTTGTCTAGGAGATAATGTTAGATTTTCAAACTTCTTATCGAACATAACGTATTGCCCTACTCTCTTAGCATTCTCAGGAACATCAATTTTATGTTCTTCGATTTCTTTTTCGGTGAATCTGAAACTCACTTCAATATCAATTGTTTTAACATCTGTCTTATTTGCATCACCAACAACTGCAATTTCACCACCATTGCCATAGACTGCGTGAGGAGTATCATCCTCACGAGCTACTTTTAACTTTTCAATCATGGCATTTAACTGTGTTGGTTCTAAAATCTTTTGTTCTTCCATCTCATTTGCCTCTCAATTTCTATAAATTAGCGTTAGCTTTGTTTACTACATAAACTTCATACCAGTTTCCACGAGTATCTTTCTTGAATGCTAAACTAAATTCAAATGCTCCGTCATCAGGGATACCCATTGGGAATGAAGTAATTTTTGCATTGTGGTAAGTAAATACTTCCGCAGTTCCATCACTTCTATAACGAGTGATTGTAACTTTCGCTCTCTTATTCTTTAAGCTATCGTTATTTGCTACATAGTGTTGCAATACATCAACAGTCATTGGATAAGAAATCTTTAATGTTTTACCAACTAAGTTTTTATTGAAGTAAATCTTTGAACCTTCAATATCTAAACTTGGATTGATTTTACTGTTCAATACTTGGTATTGAGACTCATCTAAGTTAGCCAACAATGGAGTGTTGATTCGGTTCAATGTAGAATCTGTGATATTACATTGGTCACTCAATGCTGCATAGATAAATCCACATTCTTCAACAAAGTGGTCTGCAATATGGATTGAACCATATTCAGGATGTTCTTTATCTGCTTCAATAACTGCTTCCTGAGTACGCATCATAAAGCCTTGAGACTTATCTCCCTTGCCAATGAATGGGTTCATAGTTAAGTAGTTAGATGTTAATTGAGTACCTGTAAATGAACGCTCAATAGAAGCAGAATCATCATCATAAGAATCATCAAAGCAACTTGTATCTACAGGGTCTACAGTATCGTCACCATCAAATCCTGATAAGCAGCTTACTTTAATATCGTTGTTAGAATCTAAGTCTGCAAATTCTTCAAAGAAAGAAATTGAAGAAAGACCAATCAAAATACTATCTGATGATTTATCTGTTAATGCTACTTCAATACTTAAACGGACACCAGATGTACTTGCTTCCCATCCTGTTCCTGATACCTTTGTAGGAACTGTTGATAAATCAATCTGTACAGGGTAGAATCCTTCTTTATCTGCTTTTAAAGTGCTTGTATATTCATCTGCATTAGTCATTTCATGATCTAAAACATCTGAAATCTTTGTTGTGATAGTGTAAGTACCTGCTTTAGGAACATTTACGTAGTAGTAAACAACACCTGCTGCAAAGTCTAATGCATTTTTCAATGCTTTAAATACTGCACCACTTGTGTGTACTTTGTTTCCGTCTGCACCTTCTGCATCCGTTTCTTTAGAAGTGATGAACAATGTACCTGTATTCTTACATCCAAATGATTCGCAAACGTTGATTAAATCAGGTGCAATAGTACGTGATGTATAAGCACTAGAAGTACCTGTAATCTTTTCAAATTTACGAGTGTTGATTTTTAAACAAGAATCAATATCACTCATGATAGTAATATCAATTTCTTGAGTTTTAGTTAATTTAGAGACACTTAATTTGTCACTAATGATTTTGTTAATGTTACAGTTAGACATTATTTTTGTCCTCCCATTGTAGCTTTTAGTACACGCTCCATAGCACGCTCTGCTTTAGCACCGCCTAATTGATTTAAAGCGTTTAATTTGCGTGAAACAAATGCTTGAACATCTACTTTCTGTTCAGGAGTCTTTTTAGCTTTTACAACTTTTTCTTCCATTTTTAATCTCCTTTATTTAACTTTTGCATCAAATCTAGATACCGCTCTAGCAACAAAATCATTTGCCTTTCTAGGTGGCATCTTAATTTTGTGTGCAAAGTGTTTCTTTCCCATTTCATCTACCCAAACGAATGGCCTTCCGTTTTTACGTACTAACGTATAAACACGTTTAGTTCCATTCTGTACCATTGGTGAGTAATCAACGTGAGAAGGGTTTCTAGAATCTTTTTCTAGTTTGTCCGCATCCACACCGATTATATATTCGGTATTAGATACTTTTTCTTTCGTGATCGAATCTTTTAAAGCACCTGGCCTATATTCATTCCATGGCATACTTGTCATTTCTTGAGCATAGAATCTACTCCCTCTTGGAGCTTCTTCTCGCATGGTTTCTTCTAATTCAATAGCCAATCCTTCAAAATCTTCTTCACACGCTTCTATAACATCTTCTAAGAGGCCTTTAAGCATTTCCTACACCTCTATAAATGGGTAATAAAGTTTGCCTCCATAGACGTATTTAAAGCCTTTTAGGAATACACCATCTTCATACGATACTTCCTCAACTTTGTTCATAAGGAATATTTTTACTAGGCCACTAGGCAAACACATACGTTTTGAATACTCGTAAGATGTGTTTGATTTGGCTTTCGCACCGCATACAGGGCATCCGTTTTTCTTTGTGGAACTTTTCATTCCAATATATTTAATTCTCATACTACTGCACCAACCCATGTGTCTTTTGAATTACATACTGACAAGATACCTAATTGCTCTGAATACGCTTTTGTAATATGTTCACGAACATACACACTAATTGAAATCTGAGCATCAGAATTTTCTTCTGAAATAAGAACATCACTGCCATCTGTTTCTTCACACGTGCTACAACCACATTCACATCTATTCATTGCGATAACGAATTGTAGGAAGTCGCAGAATACAGGCAATAGACATTCTGGTATCGTTTCATATCCAGCTACATAACTGACAACGATTTTAGATATTTCATCACATCCACAATTGCACACATCTTTGTAGTCAATGTTAGATAAATCAACGTACACGATACTGTCGTATGGGTTATAAGAAAAATCTTTATCAACTTCTAGTTTGTGAGTAGTAAATGTAATTCTTTCTCTAGTGATAACAGATACTTCAATCGTTGTTGGATCAATCATTGGATAGAATAGCGGTATACGTACAATTCCTGAATCGCAACCACATTTCTTAAATTCACCAACATCAAAGACTTCCTCTCTTTGAGATGAGAGGAAAGTCTCACATGGATGGTTTTTCCAACAAGTGATGGTACTAATTAAATCAATTAGTTCTCCAACATTCTTTTCAAGCTTATCTGCTTCTAAATCGCTTTCCTTTATGCACGAACAATAGTTTTTCAATTGTTCGATAATTTTTTCGTACATTATTCACCAATGTTGATTGGTACGATAGTTGTTGGTTTTAATACAAGGTCTAATCCGTTTAATGTATCTCCTAATGTAGCTGCTGACATTGGAATACCTTGGATAACCATTAATCTGTTTGCATCTGTTCCAAATGCACATCCAAAGTTGTAGTAGTAATCACATTGAGTACCGCATCCTTCAGATGGTGTATCTGTAGCACCGAATGTATGACGTTGGAATTTTTCAGATGGTTGGAAAGTAGTTCCCATTACCAAACCTACTGTATTTCCTTCTAATACCCATACATCACCTGTACCTTTTGTAATGTCACATGGAACTAATTTATCTGCGATAAATCCATGTCCTTTAAATGTGACTTCGCCTGTTTCTTTATTGCGAGTCCATCCATCAGGATATTCTCCGTTGAATTTACCTGGAACAATAACAGATTTAATACCTTCAAGTACTAATGGGTGACAAGCGAATTTGTAATCGCCATCTCCTAATGCTGCTAAACGTAATGCAACTGAATCAAATGCAGATAATACGTTTGTACCTACGATTTTGATAACTGCTTTATCTTCCATTACTTCCAACAATCCATGGAATGGTTTTAATGTAGCAGTACCTGTAGCCATTGTTCCTAAAATTACGTTAATAGCAGTGAAGTATGCCATTGAAATTAAATCCATACGTTTCTGAGCTTCTTTAATGGTTTCTCCTTCACGTTGGAAGTAGCAAACCATGTCATTCGCTTTGATTTTACGTGTTTCATTTACTAAGCTATCCATAATAGGTTCGCAGCTCTTTAAACACAACAATGCCAATGGAGCATTGCTACCGCATTTAGCTAAATCTAATGGAACCCAGCAACATTCACCTTGTGTTGATTTAGGTTCTGTTGTTCCGTATGTGAATGGCAACTGAATATAGAATTTGCCATCTTCTTTTTTTGTAACACTCCATGCTCCTCGGTTCATAGCACCTTGCATCTTACGTGAAGCTGGTGTGTTCATTAACCAAGAAACTAATGGGAACACGTTTTGGAATGGATTGGCTGGTGAGTTGTCTGAATAATCAGTACCGATACCAACTGTTCCTGCATTTGATTTAGAAGCGTTTGCTGCTAAATTCTGTCTTGCTTTTTCATAATCAATATAAGCTCTTGAGAATGATGTTAAATCCTCGATATTAGAACTTAGACGTTCTACCATTCCTGGTGTAACTGCCATTTTTTCTAATAATGTGTTATCAGGATTTGTAAATAATAAATCTAACATGGTTTACCTCCTATCCCCACATATCTCCGCTAACTTTAGAAGTAGAAGCTAATTTTTCTTCTTTCTTTTCTTTATCGTTAACTTGTCCTGAGATCAAACTAGACAATCTGTCTAATGTGCTTTCTGCTTTCTTTTCAAATTCTGTTTTTTCTTTCTTAGAACTTTTTAATTTTTCTTTTAGTTCTGCATTTTCTTGTTCTAATGCTTCAACTTTTGCACTTAAAGCTTCAAAAGCATCCATAAATTTGTTGATTTTTTCCATGTCATCCTTAGACATTTCAACAGTTTCCAAAGTTTCTTCGCCTTTTTTAGCTTCTTCTTCGTTTTCTGTTTCTTCTTCTTTACTTTCAGGTTCTTTTTCTTCTTTTTCGTCCTCTTTGTTTTCTAAAGCTTCATTCTTCTTTTCTTCTTTATTTTCAGAACTCAACTTTAAAATCTTTTCCCATAGGTTCATTTCTGAGTCTCCTTTACTGTTTAAATTTTCGCCTGTACTGTTTACATTGGCTGGATTTGCAACAACTGAGAAACCAGTAATCTCAATTTCGTCGTAGAATGGTGCATTAAATTTGAATGACGATTCCAAATCGAGTGTTCCTCTCAGTTCTGCACTGATACTCAATGGTATTTCTTGCTTCAATAAATCTTGCACAATGTGCAATTCCCTATTTAGTTTGACGTTTACATCAAGACCTTTTCTTCCATCCCCAATATCGACAACTGTTAAATCATCTTTAGTCCATGTACCTAAGTTTAAAGGGAGTGATGCAATGTCAATGTGAGCTAAGTTGATATATCCTACATAATCAGAACTCAAGCTATCGTAGAACGCTTGTACTGCCCCTTTTTTGATGTATAGACGAATATCATCTCCACCCTCATATGTTATTGCCCCCTCGTCAATAAGACGTGTAGGCTTGTTTTCTACGTACCCTGAGGATAGGTTCACACTTACATAATGGTTTTCTTTATCTATGCTCGATAAAGTGATTGCATTGTCGTAAAATGCTTTTCCTTTTTTTCTACAATCAATGCTATCTTTAATGCTTGATACATATGTTGGAACTCTTTTCTTTTTTGACATTATTTCTTAGTCTCCGTTTCTACTACGATTACGGGCTTATAGAATAATTTCTGAATCCTTCCACCACATGAATTACATTTCTTGACTTCGTATGGAATCTTTGCTCCTTTTAAGATTTCTTCCATTGTGGAATCATATCTTTTTTGAATGGTTTTGTTTCTAAGTGCTTCTAACAAAACTTTATCTTCTGGAATCTTGTATTTCTTCTTAGGTTCAAGAACTACATATCCGTATAGCAAAGTACCGCTATCTAATTTTGAATAAACGTCAATTTGCGTTTTTTCTTCGATAACATCAAGAAGTTTCAAATACTGTTTTGCGTTCTTTGCTGCTTCTTCCAATGCGAACTCATGTCTACCGTTTTGCTTTAAGAAAGCGTTTCTTTCTTCTAGGGAATCGAACCAAGTAACACCGTTAATAGTTTGTACGTTGTTCTGCATGGTCTCTCCTTCTAAGCATCATGGCATTGATCGTCTGTATACTTTGTTTCTGTTTGTTCTGAGCGTTCTACTTTTGCTACATTGCAGAATAAGAATGAAGTATAAGTTGTTACTGTTTTTTGATTAGGTGATTCACCTGTTGTAGTAATAACTGGCCATTCAAATCCAATAGCTCCGTCTTGGTCATTCAATTTGTTATGCCAAGCAGTGTTAAAAGCAGTTGCATCTTTCCCTGTTAAAGTGATTGGGTTTCCGTACCCTTCTTTAAAAGTGATTTTTACAGTGAAACTACGTTTAATTGACATTTATGTATCTCCTTTCGTTATCTTGCATATAAAAAGGCAATACCTCGAAATATGCAAAAATCTATATAGACAGTGAAAACTGTTTATACCTTTTGTTTATTTCCAAATATTGCCTTGTTTTTCTACTTTTTACTTCTAATTAAAACTCTAATGTATCTTCTACTTGTTCTGTTGGGTTATTACCAATCAATTTAAAAATCTTGACCATTGATTCTTTGTTCAATTTACCTTTGAACTCGTTGATAAATTCTGTATCTGAAATATTTCTTTGACCAATTAAGAATAAATCAGCATTTCCTTTTGAATCTTTCTTAGCTCCAATCTGATATACAGGAATTGTAGTTGTATATACACGTCCACTTGCTTGTTCTTTACAAGCTCTGTAGTCTGTTACGACTTCGTAATATACATCTTTAACAACTTCTTTTTCTTTCTTCGTTTTTTCATCAACAATTGTCTCTTTTACTTCTACTTTTCTGTATCTGTTCTCAAAGAAAGAAGTTGGAACTGCAATTGCATTTGATTTTGTTTCCAAATACCCTAATCCATCAGGTCGCATAGGTCTTTCACCAAATTCAACCTCTTTACCTTGTATTTTCTCTTTTACCAATCCAATTTTGTTGATTCTCTGTGCATCTTCAAATGAATATAACGGAGTCCCATTCAAACTTCCTAGGGGTGTTACCTCATTTTCAGATAAGATACTTTTTAAAATATCCATTTCCATTTTATTTTCTCCTCTCACTATAAAGTTTTTTCGATAGAATCCATCATTCTAGTAACTGATTCCATCATGTGATTTTTTGTGCTCTTGTCTAACGTTTCTGCTCCGTTGACAATAGCACCTACGATTTGAGTAACTGACAAGGCCAATTTATATGTCTTTGCAGACTTGTCTTGCTGTTCTTTCAATTCGTATTTATCAAAATAAACCTTTGGTACACCTAATTTCTCACTTAACATAGGAGAAATCTGAGTGGCGAACCTTTCTCGCATTGGTACGATTGTATTTGTCATGGCATTATCTATGATTCTTTCCATAGATACGTTTCCTGATACATCCCCTAAACCGATTAATTCAGGAGTAAGACCGAAACACTGACAAACAATAGAACCTTCCTTCATTTGAAGGTATTCCAAGAACTCCGTACCTTTTGTAACACGAGGCAAGTGATCCATTTTTTCAAAAATAGAACTTGCAAGGATTACATTGTCTGATTTTGAATTTCTGATTTCCTGACCTAGACGTTTAGCTTCAATTCTTGCTTTGTCGGCTCTGTCTGCTTTAGAACTTGATGATTCGTCTAACACTTGGGAAGCCGATAAATCAATCGTATCTCCTTTGGCAAATCCATCTTTTAGCCAAAAAATCAAACGCCCTGGGCCATCATACTGAATATCGTAGTTCAAACGCTCGTAAACCGCACCTAATAGCTTTAGACGTTGTTTATCACGCAATAAACAAGATAATCCGTTCTCATTGTCTGTTCCGTTTCTCAGATTGCAGAAATTATCAGGAATTTCTACAATGATTGTTCCGTCTTTTGACATTAATTTGCCTGTTTTAAGGAATAACGCTTCGTCAAAGTCGATTTCCTTTGTTCCCAATGATATAGGTTCTTTATCGTCTGCCGACATAGCATAACAGATAGGAACTCTAAATCCTTTATATTCATCATCTTCACGCATGATGGAAACATAATTACGATAATTCTCTGTAACAATCCCTTTATCTTCGTCTAGCCAACGAATACCACACTTTCCGTACAATAAGGACTGCATAATAGCATTTTGAAGTACGGAATAGTTTGTGACACCCTGTACATTGTGTTTGTAAAGGAATGGCATAAGAACATTCTTGTCTAAATTCTCATCACCCGTTGTGATTCCGTTTGAGAATATAAAGTCAATAACCTTACCGACAACATATGGAAGCGTTGGTAGATTTTCTATCATCCAATCAATCTCATCAAACTGATTCTTAAAGTTTGTCTTTATAAATCCGTTGATGCAATCTGAATTGCAGTTTAACATAGCTTCCATTACCTTTTCGGCTTCGGTTTCTGCATTAGAACTGTGAATATTTTGCGAAATATTATGTGACACATAGGTATTGGATGCTAGTTTAACTCTATCCTTTTGTCTTTTCTTTGTTCTTCGACTCAAATTAGCACCTCCTAATCGTTCTCTGCATACGCAAGTATTTCACCGCTTAGATTATACATTAAACAACTGCGGACAGAAAGTACCGAGGAATCTAGGGCATCAGGAGAGTGTCCTAAGCGTTGTTTTATCTCTTCCTTAGGAATAATGGCTATCTTCTTATTGTTCTTCGATACAGTCCTTGTAGCAAGCAATTCAGGCTTCAATCTTTTGGCAACTTCCGTTGTGAAAGTCAATTTCTTACTGTCCATTAGCTGCTGAAAGTCTAAATACATTTCCGCTCTTAGATTGAATGCATAAACCGCACTGTAATGTCTTGCTTTGATACGTGTTTTTGTTGCCCCACCTTGGAAATTGACACCTTCAAGGATAAATCCTAGCTTCTCAGAGTATTTTGACAATCCTTCGGTCAACCAAGTACCAAATCCAACGTCAACACAAACATATTTGATGTTTAATGTCTCGATAATCTTAACAATCTTAGTAATAATCTTCTCAGATGTGACTCCTTGAACCCAAACACCCTCTTTTAGATTGTAAATTGTCTCGATTTTGCAGTTTCCGTATCTGTTTTGGGAGCATAAAGCGACATCTATACCATCTTTTCCTGTATAAGCCGAGTCAACACCTAAGAAAAAACGCTTTTTATAGGAACTATCGACTTTATCGTCGTCTAAAGTCATGGTTTTGAACATACTTTCATCTGAAAATTCCTCTAATTCGCATACTAAATAACGTTGGCAAGTACTTCTATTCTTGTAAAAATGAGAATTTAGAATCTGAGAAGCACTTTTCATACGATCTTCTTCGTATGCAGTACGTACATCCATCCAAACAACTAATGTTCCTTCTGGGTATTTGTCGTTTGTCATGCAATCGTAAAATTCACCACGTTTGTGGGGGTTTGAAATAGCAATTTCAAGCTCTTTTGACCCGTCAACACTTGAAAATTCCCTTCGTCCTATCTCGGCATACGCATCTTCACTGACTTGGGCTGCTTCGTCAATTATATAATCTCCGCCCTTACCGATAGCGTTGTTGTTTTTCTTCGGGTCTACACTGTTTCCACCTAATGTAACGATTTCTACACATCCTCCGCCTTTAAATGAAATCTTTGTTTTGGAAGTAGAAGTCTGTAATTTTTCAATCTTGTTTCCTGAATCTAATACAGAACTCTGAATAGACTCGTCTGCATTTTGTAAATGTCCAATTACTTTTGACATGATGATAGTTGCGGTTTCTCCTGTTGCGGCCGCAATTCGTACTTGATGTCCTTTATACGCACGATAAATAGCAATCATACCTAAAGTCCAGCTTTTCCCATACTGAGAAGTAGTAATTGCATATATTGTATCGTATCCCTCTACAACTGCACCGAACAACATAGCTTGCGTAAAGTGAAGATTGACTTGAAAATATGTCAAAGCCTCTCTTGCACCGATAACCGCAAGTCTAAAAGCCTCTTGTCTAGATATATTAAGTCGTTTGTAATGCTCGGGGATATATCCTCTCGTCCAATTCTTTAATTTATACTTCGGGGTAGCTTCCATCAACAACCTAACAACTTCTTCTTGGCTCTTATTAATAGCTTTAGCTTCCTTTAAGTCCTCTACATCCTTAGAATACTGTTCCGTAACACTAAGAGTCTGTTTCTTCACTGTTATCGTCCTCCTCGTGTTCTATAACTTCTGCATCTAAAAATTCGCTTCCCATTTTGATTCCTAATATATCGTTGATTCTTTCTTCCGCAATCGCTCTTTTCTGCTCAACAGTAATATTATTTACACTTCCAACATTTAAAATATTGCTCTTTCCAATGCCATCCATTCTATTTAATTCCTTTAAACATCCAAGTCTGTCTTTCATGTCCTTTTCTTCGTCTTGAATGTTATCACTAAGCCATTGTCTTCGCTGCTCTACTGTCATAACACTTCTTTGGTCTCTCTTTTTTACCCTCTCATGTATGACATTCCTAAATAAAGGACTGTTTAATATCTTATATCCCTTGTTATAAGCACTCTTATCGCTTAAATCAGGACGAATCTTTTGCATGGACTTCGTAATATTCCCACTCTTTGAATACTCGTCAAAGAACCTCTTAGCTTCATCCTCACGCTTTAATTCTGAAACACTCTTTGCCCTTGGCATACTCTCATCCTCTCTTTCTCTACCTCACTACATTATAAATGATTTTATTGAGGACGTTTTAACCCCTATAAAAAACACTTGAACTCATTTTTTTCAAAACTCGATTTTTCGTTTTCTAAAAAATTTTATCTAAAAAAGGGGGTGGTTATTATTTTTGATTAGCACTCTGTTGTTTAAAGTGCTAGGTGTAAAAAATGTGGTTTGGTCGAAAGGGAAGGCATGGGGTGTGTATGGTCGTCGATTCCTGTTGCGTTTTTCAAACTATATCAGCAACCCCAA